ATTTCATACGTTTAACAACATCACTATCGTCTTGAATTTTAGGACTAGAAGAACTGACTACCTTAGATACTTTGGTTACTTTTTTTTTATTTAAATTAGCTTTTTTTAACTTATCATAACGATAAGCATTGGCTAACATAAGAACCGCTCTGTGATCTACAAGCTGTGCTATTTCTTGATCAGAATAGCCTAAAGAATCTTTTGCAAAGTTTGTTAAATTTTTTACGAACTCTGGACCTTTTTCTTTATCAGCATAAATAGGTAGTTTCTTTGAAAGAAGTTCTCTTTGCTGTTCTAAATAAGTAGCATAAGTTTTGTTATACTCTTCTTGTCTTTCAGCTTGGAGTTTTTCTTGTTCTTTTTGAGCTAACTCTAATGCCTCTTTGCGTCTATCCTGCTCTGCTTTTTGTTTAACATATTCAGCAGGATCTTCTTCATAGAGTTTATCTAAGTCAACTTTATTTTCACTAGCTTTTATTTGTTCAGACAATACTTGTAATTGTTTTTCGTATTGGTCTCGTTTGATTTTTGCCTCCTCAGATTGCCTCGTTAGATCATTTTTTAATTGTTCTACTGTACGTCTATCTTGCGATAGCTTTTCGGTTTTCTGAGTATAATCTTGTTGTCGTGAATAACCTTTTCTAAGTTCATCAAGGGTGACTTCCACTTCCTGTCCGTTGACAGTAATTGTATAAAGTTCCTCATTACTTTCAGAAGGCGCTTCTTCTTCAACTTGATCTATTAGTTCATCATCTTCAAAAGTTTCGTCAATGTCCATGTCTGGGGTGCTTACTTCTTTTGTCGATTCTTCACTTGCAGTTTCTTGAGTCTTAGAGGCTTGTGAATTTAATAAGTTGTTCAAGTGTTCTGCGGTCTCGTTCACACTACGAGGATTGGGCTTTGGTGCAACAGATTCAGTTTGAGTTTCTGTTGCAGAGTCCATTGCTGGTTGTTCTGCCATTAATTACTCCTATTTTTTTATGATTTTGCCTGTTTCCATAACAGACTGTAGTTGCATCACAACAAGTTCCAACATTCTTCTCATAATAAAGATGTTTTCCCTCTGTTCTGAATTTTTTGGATCGCTATTTAACCATTCATTGTGAAGGTCGGATCGAATTTTTTGTACTGCTTCTATAAAAACTGGATCTTCCAGTATTCTTTTTGCTTGGTCTATTTTTTTTATTTCTTTATCGTCCACGAGTAAATCCTGCCATACCAGTACCGCCTACGTTCATAGAGAAACCACTAGAGCCAAAATTCTTTTTATTTCTTTCTATGTTTCTAGCTATTGCCGCTCTGTAAGCATCATTGTTTCTAGTTCTATTACCACTAGAATCTACTGACGTTAAAGGAGAAGTGTATAACAAACCACCTGATAAATCTTCTGCTATTCTACCACTACCAGTTCCTTCAGCAGTTGGATAACTTCCATCTTTTTGTTGATTAATAACAGCTTCAACAGCCTCTCCTACAGTTACATTTTGACCTTCAGGAGTTCTTGGTACTTGAGGGTTTAATAAATTTCCTGACGTTCTTCTATAATACTCTGTTGGAGTAAATACTTGGAATAAATCATTACCTACAGATTGACCATAGCTCATATCTTCCATAAACTTTAGTGCTTCGTTGTATTTATCTAATCTTCTTTTATCACCACCGAATATTGTATCCAAAAATCCTAAACCAGCACTTGCTAATGGAAATAAAGGTATGTTTGGTTTTCCAACATTAGGATCAAATTTTAAAAATGTACCTTGTCCTAATCCTTCAGTAATATAATCATCTAAAATATTTGATGCGCCATATCCTGTCGTAGGATCATTACGCATTTTTTTTAATAATGCTTCAGTAGGATCTTCTTCAGGACTCTTATTATCACCATCATCACCTGTTTGTTCTTCTTCTACTAAAACACAAGCTTTTTGAATAGGATCATACACTCTGTTTTCATTAGGAAATAATGCACTACAATCAGGAATAGTATCTTCAGGATCAGGAGCAGGTGGAACATACGGATCTACAGGAACAATGTATGGATTTGTAGAGTCTGTTGTTTGAAATCCACCAGTTAAAAATTTATTAATAATATCTTGTGCCGAAGAAGGCATATTAGGGGTTGCCATTATCTTTTCATTCCTTGTTGTAATATTTGTGTTGCTAGTTTTTCTTTTTGTATTTCTGAAGCATCATCATCTTTTAAAAGTTGCGAGGCTAATTTTTGTTCGTCTAGTTGTAGTTTCTTTTGTTTCAGTTGTATTTCTGCTTGATCTTTCATTTGTTGTCTTTGTAGATCTGCCTGTGCTAGTTGCATTGCAGGATCAGGCTTTTGTGGTCTTTGTTGCTGTGGTGGTCTATTAGCAGGATTGTTAAAAAATAAACTTGCGTCTTTGTACCCTGCGTTTTCTAAATACTTCTCTAAGGTGTTATAAATTTTTTGAGAATCAACGATACCCATACCCCCAGCACCAATTAATTTTTCTTGAACTGCTAAAACTCTGCTTAATACTTCTAGTTTTTGATCCATAGATCCGCTACCTAAACCAATTTGCACTGTTGCATTATATCTGTTTACCCATTCACGAGGGTTCATAGGTACAAACTTACCTCTTAACTGAATAATACGTTCTTGATCTTGGTACTTACAAACTTGAGTTAAAATACCTTGAAACATTCTTTTGATACCTTCACTAAAGTTACGAGCATATAACTCTATTCTTTGTGTTGATGCGTTCATCATCACATTAGCACTTGTTGCTGTCGTGTGAGATTTGTTAATGACATCAGAGTCTAATCCCATTTGTACTTTTGATACACCTGATCTAACTTCTCTAATCTCATCAACCTTACCTAACATTGCTAAACCTTCTTGCATAAAGTTAGGTGCTTGTAGAGGGGTTACTGCATTTGGATTTTTTACACGAACAATACCACCTGCTCTTGAGTTTAAAATATCGTCTATGTTTGCTTGACCATCAACAACCACAGTTCTTGCGTTGTTTTGTAAATACGCATTGTTTAATGTCTGTCTAAGAAGTGTTGTTTTAATTTCTTGTACGTCACCAATTAAATCATAAATAGATAAACCAAAAAATCTATGAGGCATTGGTATTGCTGTTACCATTGCAAACGGAATCTCCTCTATCGGTTCATTCTCTAGTATGTGATATGTGTTTGGTCCAGAACCACCCACCACTATATGTCGTAGTTCAGCAATACCATCGTTATCGTAGTCACATTTCATATAACAATCGACAACAGAAACTCGTGTCAATAGGGGATCAATGTTTTGGTATTCTTGAGGCATCGTCTCATCGTCATAAGACCTTCTTGTAACAGCCTCTGTGTTATAAATTTCTTCATCAGCTACAGGTAATTCGTTGACAATCTTCTTATCAAAGCCCATACTAATAAGTTCTGATCTTGTTTTAAAAACTCTTTGTCCAATAAAGTTACAATCTTCTAAACTTGTAGCGGTTTTGCTGACTAATAAACTTTCGGGTGCAACATTCTCTACACAGATACGACCATACTCTTTAACTCGTTGGACAGTGACGTTGTATTTTGTTTCGTTGATGTCAATATTGTTGATATCAATATCAATATCGCCTTCTTCAACTTCAATGACTTCTACTTCAGGATCTGCTAATAATGATTGATACTCAGCAGTCGTTAAATTCTCATAAGACTCTTTTTTCTGCTCTTTGTCTTTTTTCCAATAGTATTTAACAAAACCATTTTTAGAAATAAGGGCATCCTTAAACATTGTGTGCAAAATTTGATAGCCATTATTATCTTTGTTAAAAACATGATTGATGTAATCAGAGGCTTGTTCTGCATAAGCAATATCTTCTGGTCCTGTTGGCTCAAATCTGACAATACTTTCGCCTTGTGTAAAGATTCTCATCATACTCGGTAATATACTTTCGACTACTTCGAGTACATCTTGCGATCTCACTTGCGATTGCCCTTCAACTTCGTTACCTAAAGGCTCACCTAAGTAAAATTTTAGTGCATTTTTACGCTGTGAAGATAACTCACCCCCATAATAACCTAATGAGTTTGTTATTTCTTGCGATATAAGTGCTTTTAATCTTTCTTTTGTTAATTTCATTATACAATTCCTAGTTTCGGATAATTAATTTTTGTAGACCAGTTCTTTGTTTCTTGTAATCCCGTACATAAATACCTAAATGCGTCTGCACTATGAGAAGTCCAGTCGTGTTGTGGTCTATTTTTGCTCTCTCCCTTGTCATTGACAGCCCATCGATACTGTCTTAGGGCATCTAATCCTTCTTTTGTCTTTTCAAAGTCAAAATAACATCGTGATAACGTCATTCTAACTGCGTTAATTCCATCGTCTATACTCATTTTCGGCACAATACTAGTTGATAAGCCAAGACTTTGGGCTATTTCTAGCCTTGATTTCCCTGTTCCGATCTCTCTGACGTTAGCATCGTGGGGTAAGTAGTGTGTATCGTACACATATCCTCGATCTTGGAGGATTGAGGCGTAGTATTCTAAGGATTCACCACTATCTTCAAAGTAGTCTATAAGGTGTATGGCTGTGCCTTTTTGCTGACAAAACCATATCGAGGTTTTATCTGCCATTCCTAGATCCCAAAAGGTCGATACCTTAATAGTCGGATCATAAGGTACTTTTGTTATACGACCTTCATCTTCAGCCTTATTCAGTCCTTGTGAGTAGATAGCTCCTATTGCAGAGCTTTCAAAACTACATTCATATTCTGCCTCGTATATCTCAGGAGGCATTAATTTCTTTGCTTCGGCTAGTTCTTCTTCTTTGACGACCTTCGTTTCACTCGCTTTAAATTTAGCAGTAAACCAGTTTTCATCATGGAGTCCATGATTATATAGGTCGAAAAAGGCGTTATGTCCAGCAGGTGTGCCAATAGCAATCATAAACCCTTCTCTATCCGATAGTGCAGGTCGTATGACCTCAGTCCACATTTTGGGTGGCATCTGGGCTACCTCATCTAATACTACACCATCGATATAGAGTCCTTTGAGGGTTTGAGGGCGTTCACAACCGAGTAATTGTATTCTGCCTCCATTAGGGAGTTCAGCTCTTAGTTCGGTCTCGTGATAATCCATATTCGGCAAAACAGATGTGTAATACTTGAGATAATCCCAAGCTATTCTTTTTGCCATGCTGTATGTCGGTGCGATATAATAATATCGTGGTCTTGGTAGATCACATTGGAGACATCTTTTAATCAGTTCATTAACTGTCAGCACTGTCTTACCAAAACGTCTATGACATACTAATACATTAAATCTTTTAAGGTTCTTATGAACCTGTTGTTGTAATTCTCTAGGCTTATAGGGAATCGTTATGGTGTTCATGCGTCATCTTTTTGATTACCCTTGAGATAGTCATTAATCCTAGCGACACTACGATCAGATACTAGGTTTTTTCCTGAATTTTTTACCACAGGAGACCTATCTGGCAGTTCACCTAATAAAACACTCATGACACTGATTTGAGGCTTTGTAGCCTTCTTATTTGACTTTTTTTTCATTTGAATAATGATCTCCACATAAGAAATAGCACCAAGTATTACTATCGCTAGGTTCTACACCAAATGTACCCCAAGCATCACAATATAAACATTTACGTTTAATCATTTGTTGTTCTCTTGACCACCCAAATACTTCGTTTTTACTAAATCGTTTACTAGGGGGTATCGTATCTTTTTTTAATCTAAAATCTATATTCAATTTGAGCCTTTAGAGAGATTTGTACTGAGTTGAACTGGGTTACAATAATATTGTGAGGCACTATATGGGGGTTATCGTAATATAATATTACTAAAATATCTATTTATGATTTTTATATATACGTTTGTCCAATTATATATAAATAAAATAATATATTGTTACTATAAATAATAAATTATTATTTCTTTTAAGAGCTTTGTATATTGTTTTTATGTTTTATA